CTTCCAGAATTAATCCATTGTACAGGTGTATTGAAAGTATCTTAGTTTTGTTCATGTTATACAGAAAAAACTCATATCAACTTTTCCCAAGCTAGTGAGGGTACTCCAGTTTCTTAAGTAATTAAGTTTTAGGAGTATAAACTACAGTTTTTATATCTTTTTATAGAGTGAATAATAGTAGCTCTTCTTTAAAAAAGATATTGGAGTGCACACGAAAGTGTGAATTATAGTCATTAAAGACAAAAAATTATTATGTATCTTAAATCATTAGAAGTAAAGGATCAAAATGGGTCTGTTGCATTTACAGTTAAGACTGACAAACTTGGACAAGTTTGTGACATACTCCCATCAAATGAGCATACCAAGTATCTCATGAATATGTATAAGGGTCAACCTCTTATTCTATGTCATGAGGATTTGAAGTTTTACTTATCTAGTATTATTAGATAATGTTTAGCTTTATTAAAAAAGAATATCCAGATATGAACGAAGAGCTGGCAACTATGTTGTCTAAGCATTCTAAAATTACTACCAGAAAGGACATTGTTAATCAATTTAAGGAAGAGATTAATGAGAGAATTTATAATATGGCTAAGCTTTATAATGAATGTAAGCTAACCATTGATAATATTCCTAAGGAAGTAAATCCATATTTGGATGAAATTGTAGATTCTTTAAAAAGAAAAGGATTTGCAGTTGGAGTTTTAAAAGAACCTTATTGTGTAATCATTATTAAATGGGATGTATTATGAAATCAACAGTGAATTTTGAATCAGTTGCTGTAGCATTAAACACTCAACTTGAGAAGTGCAGAATTTATAACAGAAAAGAGTTGGAGAACATTTTAAAAAAGTGTATTCCAACTAAGTCTTATGTCAATCATCTTATTGCTGAGATGACTGAAGATTCTACTTTAATTAAGAAGTATCGTGAAAAAGGTGAGTATGATTATGTCATGCAGAATATACCTATTCACTATAAGAAAGTGGAAAAATGGTTCAACAAGTTAAGAAAAACCAAGCATCATGTTAAGATGGCTGTAGAATCAGCAACTGCAGAACAGGTTAGTCTTTTCTTGGACTCTCTTAATCCAGAAGAATTTGCTAAATTCCTTAAACCACATTGTGCTAAGAGGAATTGTAAGCTCTATATTCCTTCTGGAATTGATATGGAAGCTGTAGAAAAGCTACCAGAAGATATTAAAGAAAAAATATTCAAAATGCAGGAAGTTTAACATTAGTTAACTTTCAATGTATTGAAAATATATCTTTCATATATTATCTTTGTAACTCATAAAGTTTTAATTATTGTTATTGGGACAAATCAGCAAATTTTACTGAAAAATTAGAATAAAACAACCCCCGAAGTTTGATTCTTTGTCCCGAATATTCGAATCATTCTAAGGGGGTTGTATATTGGCGACTATGGATAGTTTATAGTAGTTCGATTCTATTATCGCCAACAGTCGTGTTAATATTTTAGGAACATTTCAGCAAATTATTTACTTATTGTGTCCATAATTATTTGTAGGTTAATAAATTAATGTTCCGTTTATGGTCCACCTAGTGTAATGGTAACATGTCAGATTGTGGATCTGGAGTTAGGGGTTCAAATCCCCAGTGTGACCCATTTTTTCTCTCATTTGAAATTTAGAAATGCTATAACTGATGTAGTAGCTTACTGTTGTGAAATAGGATTGCTACTTATGGCTCAGTGGTGGAACTGGAGAGACACGAGGGACTTAAAATCCCTTGGGCAGGAATGCCCGTGCAGGTTCGAGTCCTGTCTGAGCTACATTGTATATTTGGAGTTTATTTTTTATATAGCTGATTATTGATCGGGGCTTAGTTTGTCTGTGAAGATAGACTAAGTTTTTTATTTTGTAATTAATTAAAAGTAAAGATATGA